CAAGTTCCTTACCGTTACGACTAAACATATCGACGCGGCCATCTGCACGAACAATAGTGATAACACGAACCCCATCAAGTTTAACCTCAATAAGTTTTTTGCCCGAGACTTTATTTTCATGATTAGCACTATCGTGGGCAAGCTGGCAACCAAACACAGGAATACTGTAATCAGCATATTTTTTCTCTACTACTTTGTTAATTGTTTTTTCGCTTACACCACAGCGTAAGTCTTTGATTAGTATTCTACGATACCAACTGTTCCACTCTTTCTTAGTGGCACTCTTCATCATTGTTTGAATCATGTCGCGAGCTGTATTGCCTGTGACATTGCGAGTTGTAAAGCCAGTAAGAGCGAGAGTAAAACTATCCCAAGGTAACCCAGTCCCGTCTTCATCTTTTTTCTCCGGTATTTGTTTAAGTCCAAAAGTAATCATTGGATCAAGGGCTAGGCGGCAACCTTCAAAAAATTCGTCATTACCTAACTCTGCTTGAGCAAGAATGATTTGTTCTTTATTCAAACGACTAGGATGATCTTCCAAAGAAGAGATTATTGAGTAGCAAGGATCGCTCATTTTGACTCCAATGATTAGCTGTACAAGTGTATATTATACAGAGTAATTATCAGTATGTCAAGTAGTTTGTTGTCTTAAATGGTTTGCCTTCGTAGGCATTTTCCAAATTACGCATAATTAAATTTTTCATTCTGCGGATAATTGGATGATTGTGATTCCAATCAAATGTTTTCAAATAATCAGACCATGTTGAATTTTTATGTCTACGACATTGATTTGAGTCTAAATATTTTCCGATAGTATTTGGATCATATCCAAAACGATCCAAAAGTTCGCATGCTGTATTGAAGGCGTGAGCCCCCATTTCGTCTCTATCGCCATAATATTCTTGTTTTTTTCTGTCTTTGGTTAATAGTGCTGTGCTTTGATATCCAGGAATGTTTTTAAAATTACGAGCACGAAATTGGCGCATATGAATGATTTCATGGCATACCACATCTGCAAATCTAATAGCCATACGTTTAAAACGATATTCTGTAAGTTTTAACTTACTATCTGTGGGATTAAAGTTAAAATTAACTTCTATAGCTGGCATACCTTTGCGATCCAAATTGCTATAGTAAACGCCTCCCATAAACACAAACCCTTTAGTTGTGGGTGTATAAACACATTTTTTGAGTTTTATAGGTATATGGGCTTTAACATGTCGACTAATGCGTTTTTGTATTTGGCTAGGAGATAGCTCTTTTCCTACTATTTCACTGTTGAGCGAATAGAACATAGAGTACAGATTACTGCGGGTAAGTTCAGACCAATCAAACGGTAGTTGGGCCATAGTACACTCCTAGCTAATACTATTTATAGTATACTACGGCTACCAATTATCTACGCATTTTATGATTGTTTTAAATGCCTCTTACCCATGTTATATGGTCGTCCCACCCAATTTCTTTATAAACTTTTCTACAATCTGTTAAAAATTTAATATTATTCAATAAATCTTGAGCTTTTTGCACCCATTGTTCATCCACCGTTTTCTGTAATTTTGGGAGTACAAACGCTTTTAAATAATCTAAATGTGCCGCAGGAGTTGGGTGTTCATCGTAGAATTTATTATGTGTAACTTCGTCTATTAAATAGGGTTTATTATAACCTAGGGTTGAAGTAAATTCACCCATGGGTGGCAGCATATCTTGAAATATAGGCATATACATCGATAGCTCACTATCTAATCTAGCGGCTTCAGATAAATCATTAAATGAAGTCATAAGCCAAGTAGATGGCAACGATTCTAATAAAGTTCTGCCTAATTTAATAAAATTGTAAGAATGATAAATGTAACTAAATTCCTTCCAATTTTCATCTATCCATTGTCTAGTATATCCAGGATGCTGAAAAATATTTCCATGAGAGTTCCATCCATCTCCAGTATGTGGTCTATGTAATCTCATAGGCATTCTATGATGAACGTCATGCCTATGAATTTCACTCCATTGAACAATGATAGTGTCATCTTTAGTAATGTTATTGCTCATTACCAATTCTGTTAAGCGTTCAAGAATTGCTCTGTTGCCAAACCCAGGTTGCGCCCAATTTTCAAAATGATCATATTCTCGGCCCAATATATCGGCCCAAGTGGGCCAATAATATTGTGTAAAGCTACATCCTACAACAAACAACCGTTTCATCGTTTTGTTATGATCTCGTCAATCAGGCCAAAATCTAATGCTTCTTGAGCACTCATAAAGTTGTCACGTTCCATGGCATTGTAGAACTCATCAAATGTCTTACCCTTACTATTATGATTAACATAAATTTGGGTAAGATTTTGCTTCATCTTTAAAATTTCTTTTACTTGGATTTCCATATCTGTAGCTTGTCCACCCGCACCGCCGCTTGGCTGATGAATCATGTGGCGAGCGTTAGGTAGCATTTTGCGTTTGCCAGGAGAGCCAGCAGTGGCGAGTAAACTACCCATTGAGCAAGCCTGTCCCATAACGATGGTGGAGACGTCTGGCTTGATGAACTGCATAGTATCGTAAATTGCCATGCCAGCGGTAACAACACCGCCAGGGCTATTAATGAAAAAATGAATATCTTCATTTCCTTGACTTTCTAAAAATAACAGTTGAGCTACTAATAAACTTGCTGAATGTTCATTTACATCTGTGTCTAACATGACAATACGGTCCTTTAACAAGCGACTGTAAATGTCATAACTACGTTCACCTCGAGCTTCTTGCTCGATTACCATTGGCACTAAATTAGGCATCTTTTTCCTTTGTAATAAATGGTTTCAATTCGGGAGGCGTCCATCCAATTGGTTTTAGTACTTTGCCATCTTCACGTTTACGAACTTTGCCTGTTTCTTTATCAATTTTAGCAAAGTTGGTTTTCATAACTTCTTTCCAAGCGCCTTCGATATCACATCCCATGCTATGAGCGGCGCCGATAGTAACAACCAAAATATCTGTCAAAGCATCCACAATCTCTTCTGGATCGCAATCTTTAATGGCAACTTTTAGTTCGCCAAATTCTTCTTCAATCAAATTAACATATAAATTAAACTGATCTACATTCCAGTTGTCTGTTGTTTGATCACAAGCCTTCATAAACTTTTCTTGATCTCTAAATGGATTCATTCTGCTACCTCGTATGTTGCTTCAAAAATATCTGGCTTACAGGCATAGAACTCTCCCTGCACACCTTTAATTATCCAGTCGCCTTCTGTGGCAATATGTTTTACAGTTAAATGTACACCATCTTCTAGTGTACCAATTTCTGCTTCTGCTAGAGCCGTAGGATGACGTTCCTTACGAACATTGCCCAATGCTGTACCGCAAAATGCCTTGAGCGCAATCATGCCTTGCTCATTGTAAATAAAACGAACTGCTTCAATTACTACTGGTTTCTTTCTAAATTTCATTATACCAAGTCCAACTCAAATTCTCCGGGTTGTGTTGTTTAAGATAAAAACAAGACAGTTTAAACATTGCGAGCATGTTCGATATCTACTGGAACAATGATACGTTCGCCATCACGTAACTGACGAAGTTCTTCAGCATCTTGTAGTGCTACCTTTTCCATGGCTTCGTAGTCGCGAGCCATTTCCATAAGTTCAATTTCGTTATACATTGTCATCATTGATGCCTTCGTAATCAGCAAGTTGTTTCTTGTATACTTCAAGTTGCTCAATCAAGTTAGTAACCCCGCCGTAGTTCATGCTAATAGCACTATAGCCCATTTTGAATTCTAGACGATTTTCGCTATTCATTCCTAGCGAGTAATAAGTTACGGGCGCCTTCTTTGGTTCTGGAGGCGGCTCTACCAATTTTGGTGGCGAAGCAGGAAACGGCACTACATTTTTTGGCATCTTATTTTTCTTAAACAAATCAAACATATGATTCTCTCTCATGTTAAGCCAGCGAGCCAGCGGATTACAAACTAATGGTAATGATATTAAAACTATCCATACAATTTGTGTATACCAAGTATACTGACCATACGGACTTAACGCAACCAGTATGACTAAACTAATGTAAAAGACACCGCTCCAGAAGAGCCAATGTCCCCCGGAGCGAGCAAACAGTTTCATATTACTGTAAAGCGATTGGGCTTACAATAACACGGGGCTCAACATAAATTGGTTTAGCCTTACCATCCTTGTGATCCACACATAGAATCCAAGTACCTTCAGCTGATGCTGGTGAGTACAATCCGTTTGGATCTGCTTGTGGTAAGGTAACATAACCATGAGTACCATCACCGCCAACACGCATTGGATTGGTATACTGTGTAGCATAAGGCAAACCATAGCCAACTGAGTCACACAATTTGGTCAATTGGTTATTCATACCAACCAAATAAGTTGTAGTAGGTACGCTACGGTCACGCAATTCAAGGATATCTTTGAACATACGTTTTTCAGCAAAGTTAGTGATTGCTGGCATACCAACTGACTGTACAGCCTGTAGGCTCAGTTCTTCTTGCTTACGGCGCTCGATCTGAGTTGAGCTTTCTGTTTGTGGACCACATGCTGTAAGGGCGGCCACAAAGGGCAATACCAAAAGAAACTTGTTCATTTTATTTTCCTGCTTTCAAATCGTTATAAAAGTTACGAAGGTTAGGAGGCATTTTATCCTCAGGGTACACACTAAAGCGGTGTAACACTATAGCACGGACGGCATCTTTATGATCCTTGTCCGCATTGATATAATCCATTTGGAGATTTTCCAAATCACGAATCATACCATCATTGTACTGTTCACTTTGTTTGAACACTTCATTGTCAACAGCACGATATTTGGGAGCAAAATAGCTGTAGGCAAAATAGCTACCAAACATACATACTACAACGAACGCAATCCAACCTACTACGATTGCTGAGATTTCTTTAAACATATTAATTGTCCAATTCTTTAAATGCTTGTTCTTGGCGGCCAGCCGCGAACTGACGTTGTTTTGCTTCTTCTTTAGCCTTACGCAAAATGTTAGCGTCGCCTGTAGGCAATGCTACCAAAACGTATACACGATAACGACTACCTTCGGCAATACGCTTGATCTCTTTAACTTCTACACCAGTTAAATCAACTTTGGCACAACTTGTACGCAACGCCATTTCACTAAATTCTGAACTAGATTTGTCTCCATCTGATCTGTAGATTTTAGTATTCTGACTAGCTGTGCCTCCAGCCGCCATACAAATCTTGCCATATGCGTCTGCTTTGGCTTTGATATCGGCCATACTAAAATCGCCACTGACGGCTGTTCCAGCTTCGTAGACAGCACTATTACTTAATGGAGGTTCAAACATCCATTTAGGTGCTTTATCAATACTACGCTCAACATAACGTTCTTGACGTTCACGTTCATTATCTGCACGTTTTTGATATACATCAGTCGTGCCACAAGCTGCCAAAATAGCAACAACAGGAACTAGCAATAAAAACTTTTTCATTTTGAACCACCCATCTTCTCTTTTGTCCATTCTGCGGACGATTGAATATCCTTACCTACACCTGCTACAGTTGAGCAAGCGGCAAGGGCTGAAATCAAAATAAGTAATGCAACCGCTCTCATTTTGCTAACTCCGTACTTTGTGTTTTAACTGTATCTACACCTTTGTCTAACATACGTGCAATGCCGGAAAAACCAACAGTAGCTAGTATTAGTCCAAAGATAGTGCCTGCTATAAATGCCTTCATAAATGCCTCTCTGTGTGTTAATGTATATGTATTATAACTGATCTGTATTCAAATGTCAACAATCAAGTTTGCCAATTATGACTCGTGACGTCTGCATTGAATATCAGCTTCACTTCGAAATGTGCCACCGATACTCAAAAGTAACTCTTTCCTAGCACGTTGTTGGGCATAGTAGCAGAGACTTTCTTGTTGCTCTAACCCAATTTCAAATTCGTGCAAGTGGTGTGTCTGCCCATCTACTTCTAAATCAAAATCTACTGTACACAAATTCCTTGTACCGTATTTGTCTTTTTCTTTGACTAAATTTTTGATTGAGCTGACTACATGTTCTGTAACCAAATGACTAGATGTGTTAATGTCACACCCATTTGGCTTGGCGGGAACTTCCACTTCTTTAACTTGGATAATTGTCTGTGGAGGTGGCTGATCACAGGCTGTAAGCAATAATGCCGATAACAGTAATACATACTTCATATTGAACTTTCTGTGTAGTTACGATATAAGTATTATACAGTCTTTATCGATACTTGTCATCCAATTCGACACTCGAAAGTCCTGCAATGGTTTGAAACTTATCCCATGCTTTTTTGGCTGTGGGATTCTTCTCCAATTCACTATTTGGCAAGACTGCTTCTAACCAAATTTCTGGACGGCGAGTAGGGTGTGCGCCAAACTTACGAGGCTGGTGTAGTTTACCAGTTTCCCAAAGTTCGATACTCACACTACGGAATTGGTCCTCGTCGTGGTACCCAGCCCACTCTGGATTACTTTGGCTAAAGAATCCACGGCTGTAGGCATTATCTGTACCACCGCCATATCCTAACCAAATGCTCGACCACTGGTTGTCATCATGCGGATCAAAGTCCGTACGAGTAATCAAGATAAGGACATCGTCGATGTTTACTTTGCCATCGACAATGTCTCGTACGCAACGACTATAACTAAGTCCAATTTTCATTTTATCTTCCAGTCTGTGTTTTACTTACTTGAGGGCCATCGCTGGTAAAATCCATACCAGCACTACGACCTTCGTAGCATTTGCCGTTCCAACTCATTAGAATTTTAACTGTTTTGTTTACTACTACAATGAGATTACGACCTTCGTTAAAAGCCATAATCTCTCCTTTTACCTCTCGGCCACTGGATGTTTGCCGAACCATGCAATCATCACTGTGTCTGGTTATCGTTGCCATTTTCTGCCTCTAACTCTTCTACACGTGTCCGAAGTTGTGCAACAGCAGCTTCTAGTTTTTCAATATGTTCTGCAACTTGTTGCATAAAACCTAAACTATTTTCTGCTGTTATACGAATCATTTCGCTAACTGAGGTCAGTTGTTGTACATTTTCTGTCATTTAAATCTCCAATAAAATATTTGGGTTCCAGCCACTGTCTTCGCTGTAGCCATCGCTTTCATAACCACGTGGGTTACATACAATTCTAGTCTCACCAATCTTGTAATCAAATGGATGATGTGTATGCCCATGTGTCCATAATACAATCTGTGGGTGATCCAAAATGAACTCCTCTAAATTACTGCTATAGCCACCATTCATTAATGTTTGGTCTTTGTAAATTTCATGAACACTTTGGAAGCTAGGACTGTGATGTCCGACTACAACACACTTTTTGTCTTTATGTTCCTGAACGATCAGTTTAATATAGGCAAGGGTCTTGTCGTGACGAACGGCAACATCCAAGGCACTCATAGGAGCATAGCTTCTAAAGTCATTGCGGATGATACGAAAGTCGTTCATCATACCTTCAATGGCATGCATGGTCAGTGGATCACGCTTGTTCATGTCGGTCCACAATGTTCCACCAACAAATACAACATCATCGATGATCTTAGTGTCCTGTTCCAACATATAGATGTTGGGAAACTTGGCAACTTCGTCACGCATATAATCGATGCCAGCATAGAACTTACCGTTGTAGAATTCGTGATTGCCCATGATGTAGATCACATGGGGAAACTGAAAACTACAACGCTTCAAAAAGTCACGGAACCTTTGAGCACGTTCTTGCCTACGACCCAAGCCGGTGCCTGAGGCAATAGCCCGTTGATCAGCTGTATTGCTCACTTCAGGATGGTCGTGGAGATCCTGGGCGATCATAATGTCGCCACCAAGGATCAAAACATCGTAATTCTGATCATTTTGAATGTTGATGTCACTGAACTCTAAGTGGAGATCACTGACTAGTTTGATTCTCATCTTCTTCTTTCTCAAAAGGAAACTTCGGTAAATTTTGTTCTTTCCATTTCTGGATATCTTCTTTATTATACTTGCCTTCGTTAACTTTGTCAACAAATTCACGTAATACTTTATTCATCCAATCATTGAACGTCATGTCTTCTTCATGTGCTTGTTTAAAGGCAAACAACAACAAATCATCGGGCAAGTTTAAAGGAACGCTTACATCTGTGCTGTATTCTTCTCCTGCCTTGATAGCTAGACATTTTTGAATGAAATCATCATCGACTTCTAAATCTACATACTCAACATCATCCCAAGCTTCATTTAAGTTAATTAAATGACGTTTAGCTTCTTTGGCATGCTTTTCACGCTTGTTCTCTGCGATTATGCGATAAGCACGATCATTGGTGTAATCACATACTGTTACTTCGTAAACCTTCTGTGTCTTGGTGCTGAATACAATATTAAAACTCCAGCCACCTTTGTCGTGGAGTCCGTTCCAGCTACTTAATTGATAGGAATTAGGACCATAACAAGCCCAACCGTAATCGCCACCTTCAGTGATTTTATAGTCGATTAATTCCATCCATTCTTTCATTGTAATCATTATTCAAATCCTTGTTTAAGTAATCTCTTTTCTTCACATGAGTTGCAAATGGATCTCATCCATCCGCCGTCATTTTGCACTTCACTAGGATTACCGCATGACTCGCAAGTAACACCGCTTAGGCTTTCTGCTAGGCTAACCATCCCACTGATATAGTCATCGCCACCTGTATAGTAAAAACGTAGTGTGCCAAACTTTTCTTTAACTTGATCCAAAGTTACTTGCTGAATAGGTTCAGGAATAACTATAGGGTACCGATCAATAAGCTCTTGTCTACGCTTTTCTTTAAACTCTCCATTAATTGTATTCTTGTACTCTTCATCAAACAGTGTAGAGTCTCCAGCCTTAAGCTGTTCGGACATCCGGTTAAATTTAATAGCAACTTCACGCTGACGTTCACGCCAATCAATGTGATTTTGAATATTGCCCATAAGCTGATTCAAAATATTAAACCAACCATCGCCACAATCAAAGCCCCAGCACATTGCGGTCTCAGTCATGGGCTTGTCACGGTTTACCATCATCTTTGGGTAAACCTTACATAGGTATTCATCTAGTTCTTGTCTCATATAATTTTACCTAGTCCGTTGTAAATCAGTTGATCTAATTCTGCTTGGTAATCTTGACCTTGCCTACGCTTGAGCCAAATAGCTGTGAGCAATTCTCGGCCATCGCCAGTAGCTCCAACTGCTAGCCCACGAAATTCCATTTCTTCCAAAATGTCATCATCATCGAAATCATCCAAATCAACATCGATTTCAACTTCTTTATAAACTGTAGTATATCTACTCATTTTAATAAGTTTCCTTTACAATTTCAAATTCTTCTTTTGGCCATTTGACTTTAAACTCGTCTGTGTTTACATAGTCATTATATTCTTTAGCACTAAAAAATACTTTGGTAAATTCTGTTTTGTAACTACCTCGTTTGGTAATTGTTAAGTAAACCGATTTAGCTGTTCCTGCCATTATTGTGCCGCTTTCACATAGTTAAGTCTAGTCTCATCATTTTGATGTTTCCAGTGTTTGCTGTTATCTTTTACCTTGGCTTTCACTACAACACAAGGACCTCTTTTAAGTTCCACTTGACTCATCCAGGAGGCCATCTTATTGTTTATTATAGCACAGATGTTCCAACCTTCAAAGTTTTTTGACTTGATAACTTCAAGTATTTCACAATCTAAATCTGCCAAACGATCTCCTGGCTTGCCCAAAAAACCTTCTTCAACTGTTCGTGCGGCCTTCTTAACTTGGTTATGAACAGCGTCCCTAGCCTGTACACTAGGCAAACATGCTACATAACCAAATTGGTTTTCTTTTACAGACTCGCTATTCAAAATTGTATTGATAGTGGTAAGGAATTCGTTCTCACCGTCAATAGCGGCAAACATCAAACGCTTGTAATAAGTTTTGATTTCTTCGGCACGGGCTACATCTTCGGGTTCAATCTTAAGTGCTTTGGTATCAGGTATGACCATCCGGTCATCTAATGTAAGTATCATTAGAATTTTATTTGGTTGCTTGGCGTACATAAAGACGC